TGGCAAAGTAATAGTGCGATCTGCTGTAGGATCAGTTACTGTAATAGTTGTTTCATGAGCATCAGCAGTTGCGCCTTCAAGAACGATTGAGCCGTCTGAAAGTGTAAGTCCTGAAACTACTGGACTTGTAAGTGTCTTATTTGTAAGTGTCTGAGTGTTTGTTGTTCCAACTACCGCACCTGTTGCACCGTGTGCTTCTGTTGCGCCTGTGTGAGTTGTAAGATCTGATGCTGAAGCCTTGTTTCCAAGATCAGTAGTAAGACCTGAAATTTTAGACTGTGCAATTGCTGCAGCAGAATTAATATCTGCATCTACAATTGTGTCATTAGCGATCATTGTAGATGTAACTGTTCCTGAGTCAGCCTGAGTTACGGCTGTTCCAGAAATCTTACTAGCAGCAATTCCTGCAGATGCGTTAATGTCTCCATCAACAATAGTTCCATTTTCAATCATTGTGCTAGTTACTGTGCCTGAATCACCAGTAGTAATTACAGTACCTGATACGTTAGGAAGTGTAATTGTACGGTCTGCTGTAGGATCGGTTACTGCAAGAGTTGTCTCATATGCATCGGCTGTTGCGCCTTCAAATACAATGCTTTCTCCGAAAACACCAACTGCTGCTGGGGCTGACCACTCAACACCATATGTTGCAGATGAGTTTGCTGTAAGCACTTGACCATTTGTGCCAATTCCTAAACGAGCAACTGCATCGTCTGCGCTACCTACAATTAAATCACCCTTAGCGTCTACAACGCCTGCTGTGATTACGTTCTTTCCATTAACGGTCGCAGTTGATCCTTCAACTACCAGTCCCGCTTTTACTCTAAAATCTTTTGTTACTGTTGCCATCTTATATCTCCTTGGTTAGGCCTTTAACCCCATACGCATGTAGCGTAGAGTTATAGGTGTAATTCCCCCTACTGGAACAACAGTTAGTGAAACTGTGTCTCCAGCCCTTGAAACAGAGATGGTGCCAATATTCCCATCATTGTCAATTGTTGCATACTGAGTGACGTTAACATCTGTTCCATCAATCAGAATACTTATTTCTGTAGAGTAGTACTTGTTTGCACCACCTGCTACATATTTAATGGAAACCATATATTTCATTGATCGCCATTCACTTGCGGTAAAGTTATCAAAAACCGTTGAGTTTTCAATTCCATTAATTGTTGACTCATTGTTGCCATCTGATCCAAGGTCAGTAGACCTAGCAGAAGTACTATCAATTAAGTCTACATAGTTTTCCTGAGTTGGTCTATCACCTGTTTGAAACAAGGCTTTTACGTTGGTGGTTGATATCTTTGCCATAGGCCTATTATAGCATTATGTTAAAGAATATAGTTATTGATTCCAATGATTTGTAATCCAATTCCAGGGATATTGGAGTATGCGCTTGGTATTCCAATGTTTGTAAGTTTGATTCTAAATGGAAGAACTTCGTTTATCTTGGTTAACCTTACAGAGGACAAAACCTTTGTTTTTGGGTAATCTGTTGTTGATACTAATCCTACTTTATTGCTAGAACTATTTGTTATTACAACTGAAGCCATTATGACTCACTATTGGTTACATCTTCAATAATGTTCATTGTCCCTCTGGCTACCGTCCAAACACGACTTTCATCGCTTAATTCAATATCAAATATATCGCCAGTTTCTAACAAGGTTGATTGTCCTGATGTTAATGAAACTGTAAATTCACCACTACCGTCGCCAGTTCCTGGGGCTGGTGCTAAAGTAGTAATTAACTCTGCATCGTCTGTAAAATCACCAGGCTTTGTATTAGGACGTTTAACTTCCATTTCAATATCCCAGTCAGCAATTATTAGTGGGTCTTTGTTGTCATCTGTTACATATACTCTAAAAGCGGCTGTATCGCCTCTTACAACTGTCCAAACCACATTTGGTGGGGTAGATCCAACTGAATAAGAACTAAGCGCTTGATCTCTAAATGTTGCCATAATCATATCATTATACCACTAACTAAATAAATATTTAAAATATTTTTATTATTTATTGTCTAAAGTTGACTTAGTTGGCAAATCCATGTTATAATTAATATATGCTACCTGTTGGTAGCATTTGTTCTCTAGGAGGTAATTTACAATGAGAGAAGCAAACGTTTGGTTAGGGGTTTTAGTTTTGGTTATTTGTAGTACCGTTTTTTCGGCTACTGCAAATGCAACAAATGAAAACAACTTACTAAGTAAAAACTCTATAGAAGTCTCCGCCACCCCAAAGGTGGCATTTTTGGTTTCTAAAGAGAAAAAACTTGAAAAGTATGAAAATGCTCACAACTTGACTGATGAGCAACTAGTTGATATGTTAAAGGCTGTAGGGTTTAAAGGTAAGGCTTTGAGATCTGCTTGTGCTATTGCAAAGGCAGAGTCTAATGGTCGTCCCCTTGCTTTTAACGGTAACGTAAAAACTGGAGATAGTTCTTATGGTGTATTTCAAATAAATATGCTAGGAGAACTTGGGTCAGATCGTAGAGAAAAGTTTGAGTTAGACTCAAATGCTGAATTGCTTAACCCCGTGGTTAATGCACAGATTGCTCTTCACATGACTAAGGGTGGAGCAGATTGGTCTTCATGGAGTTCCGTAAATGGAAAACGGTATAAAGAGTGGTATAACCAGTATCCATGTAAGTAATAACATTTAATATAAAAATACCCCCCTTGCTTTTGGCTTGGGGGGTTTTATATTTTATAAAAATTATTCTATACTAAAATTTATTCGGCTGCTTCTTCCGCTGCTGCTTCTTCCGCTGCTGCTGCTGCTTCCGCTGCTGCTGCTGCTGCAGCGACTGCTGGATCAATCCATTTTTCTCCAAGAATACATTCATCTGATGCAAGAACACAGACCTTACCAGTTACCTGCTCTGCAATTGTTTTTGTTTCAGCAACAATAACATTTATAATAGTGTCTTCTTCATCTAATACGGCATAGTTTGCCATTTTGTCTCCAATCATAAATATAGTAGGTTTTATCCTACGCCAATTATACCACTAATATATTACTTGTATTCTTTATTAGATCTATAAAGATTTTTATAGGAGTCAAAGAACTTTTCTCTAAGTTCAATAAGTATTTTATTATTTTTATCAAATTCATCTTTTCCGCCAATTTTCATTGACCAAGATTCTCTTTTAAAAGGTATTGCTTGTGCTATTGGGGTTCCTGCTGGAATTAGTCCTTCCCAAGAAATATCCTTTAGTGTAAAGGGAAAATTTACTGGTGCTGAGTATTTGTCAGTATCAACAACCCCCTCTAAAATTTTAAAAGGTATGTCTCTATGCATTGGAGAAACAAACAATGTTGAATACCCCTTTGGTGTTTTTATTCCCCATGGATTTGACCATTTTGGATAAGAAATATTTTTTTCTCCTCCAGGATATAATGGGGCTTGAATAAAGTCATGAAATTTTACAGGCTCTAGGCTTGGCCATTCATATTTTGGGAATTTTATATTTTTTTCTTTATTATCTTCTGGGTCAATGTATGTTGCTTCTGCTGAAGAGACATAAACATCAACATATGTTGTAATTATATAACCCGCATTTATTGAATCAAAAACTGGCATGCATCTTTTTATTGTTGCTGATGTGGTGCCACTGCCATTTGGTTTTTTAATTTTTCCAAGATAAGAATCTGTTTCTTTATACCAATCTGGAATAAAGTGAGATGCTGGTTTAGGACAATATTTTGAACTAACATTCATCATATCTGTAAAAACAATTTTATTATTTTTCATAAAAACATCACCCCCAATTTTATAAATATTTTTTTATGTTAAAGGAAAAATTATAACTTTTCCAGCACGTAAACCTTGTGTTGCTCCCGTTGATGTATTAACTGTTCTTACAACTGCTCCTGCTGGATATACTGGAGGTAATGTTGTCTGTCCAAATGACATTGTTCCTGCAGTTCCTGTTGCAATGGCATTTCCTGAACCAGATCCTCCAGTACCACCATTGGCAGTTATAGTTGAATCAAATGTTGTTGAGCCTCCAGTTGAACCCGTTCCACCGTTATTTGTTCCTTCTATTCCATAACGACCAGCGATATTAGTTCCAGAAGCACCACGTGCACCAACGGCTCCAATGGTTACTGTATAAGTAACTCCTGGACTTATTGAATATGCTGCTCCTCCAGAAATTGCTGCTCCACCCTGACCGCTAGTGTCTGCTCCGTTAACTGTTAATCCACCAGGTCCTCCTGATGCGCCTATTGTGCTAACAAAAATTCTATTTACTCCTGCTGGTGCATTATAAAAACCACTTGAGTTGTATTCAGCAATTCCAACTGGAGTCTTACTATTTACTCTATCGCTTGCCATTTTATGATATCTCCGATCCAAAGATATTGAATGATGCATATCCACCAACTGAATAAACTGTAAC